TGGATTTGGTCAGATAGATCCTACAAACCCTAGCACATATGAGTTGCCTTTTGAGGACTTTGATGTATCTAGTGTAGACAGAGTTGAAGACTTACCTGTATGGGACAAAGGTTGCGACAGTAGTTATACTTGGGCAAAGAAGTTTAAAAGCCTAATGGGACATGAAGAGCCTGATGTATTAGCAAATAAAATTATTGATATTATTAGAACAGATAGTAATCCAGAAGGACGATTCCTACATCCAGTTTCTCAATATAGACAACATTTATGTATTACAGGTGGTGAACCACTTATGATTACTGGACAACGTGCAGTTATTGGAATATACAATGAACTGCATAGACAAAGTAACTTACCAGGTAGTATGACATTTGAAACTAATGGTACACAGAAACTAAGTGACGATTTTAAGAATTGGGTAGAGTCAATTGATACTGAAATATTTTTTAGTGTCAGTCCAAAACTATGGACAGTAGCAGGTGAGAAGCCTGAGAAGGCTATTAAGCCAGACAATGTAGCAGAGTATTATAATTTATCTAAAGCAGGTCAATTAAAGTTTGTAGTAGGTGATAAGGAGGAACATTGGCAAGAAATGGAAAGTGTAATTGCACAATTTAGAAAAGCAGGAGTAAAATGGCCAGTTTGGGTTATGCCTGTTGGTGCAAGAGAAGAAGAACAAACTGCAACGGCAGGTGCTATTGCAGAAAGAGCATTCAAACGAGGATATAATGTGGCGGCAAGAGTGCATGTTTATTTGTTTGGAAATGCTATAGGAACATAAATAACGTTGCTTACAGAAGGCAGTTTTACACAAAATAGAAAAGGATTTCTAACTATGAATACAATTAAGGTTATTCCAGTGCTTTTTTCTACATTAGCAGTACTAGGTGCATGTTCACCTGGTCACATAGCGGCCAATAAAAACGGCAAAGCAGAATATGTTTGGGTTGGATGTCAAAAGGTTGTAAAGAATCCTAGTCCGTCAGGAGCATATGCTATTAGCCCTGACCCACTTCAGGATTTGGCTATTGGTGACAACTTTTACTTTAAACAAGTCGGCAATGACGGAACTGTTGGTCCAGTCGAAACTGGAGAACCTTGCAAACACTAAATTTTCTGATAATTCAAGGAGATAAAGAAATGCAAGTTAAAGGTAAACTAGACGAACTAATGGAAGACAATGACTGGGCTCTTATATTTGGAGAGGACGGTCGTGTAAAAGGAATTTTTATTCCGCAAGGCAAACAAGAATCAGACGTGCCACAAGAAATGGAAAACTTACTCCGTGTAATGGGCATAAATTTATATGAGGACGGAGCATCCGTCCATTAATTAGGAATAGCTAAACCCCTTTGGGGTTTGGCGTTTCTTACTTAGGAGTGTTAATGTCGAGACATTTTATTGAAACTAATCCATGTGAAGGTATATGTGTAGCAGGGTACGGTCCAGAAGGTCAATATTGTATTGGCTGTTATCGTACTGATGAAGAACGTATAAATTGGAGAAATTACTCTGATGAAGAACGAAACGACATTATAGCACAAATTGTAATACGAGAGGAACAAAATGATGCTTGATTGGTTTAAAAAGAAACTCAGTAAAGAAGTAAAGCATGATCCAACAATGGCTGAGAAAATGCAAAATAGCAAAGAACCTTGGGTTAATGTTATTACTTGTGATGTTAATAAGGATAATCCAAAAGAAGGATACTTTGAATTAGAATGGAATCCTGCATTTGTTAAGCATTTAATTAAAGCAAATTACTATGGGCCTACACCTGAAGCAGTAGTTGATCAATGGTTTACAGATTTATGTACAAACGTTAGTTTAGATGGACAAGCACAACAAAGTGCTATTGCTGATGGTAATAGAGTCCGAACTAACGAGAAAACGTTAAACCAAGAATGAAGTGGTTATTAGTATTAGTTGCAATAAATCTGTATCCAGATGGTTCGGCAGAACATTATATATTGACAAGTCCTACATTTAATAGTTTAGAACAATGCCAGCAAGAAGCAATGGTAAATCATAAAAAAGTAAAGCAGTTAGCATTAGACTATCTTGGTGGCCCTGCTAAAGTCTATTGTTTTGATCAAGATAATCTTAAAGAATACATAGATCAAAATGCAGTAGGCGGACCTACTACCCCGTCAAAGAAGCATCCAATTTAATGTCCAAGAAAAAGAAAACATATGAATTGTCTGCATATGATAAACTTTGGTTAAAAGCAATGAATAGTTGTTTAGATCATGAAGGTAAAGTAATTCCATATTTTTGGTTGACAAATAAAAAATAGTGTGCTATATTATAAAAACAATAAAACTTTAGGAGAAGTTTATGTCATTTCTATTAGTTGACGCCGCTAACTTGTTTTTCCGTGCTAGGCATGTAATACGCCATGGTACATCAGAAGAACGTGTTGCAATGAGTTATCACATTATATTTGCTAGTATCTTAAAGCAATGGCGTGAGCAAAAAGCTACTCATGTTGTATGTTGCTTTGAAGGACGTAGTTGGCGTAAGAATGTATATCCTCCTTATAAGGCACAAAGATCAGATGCTCGTGCAAAACTTACAGTTAAAGAGCAAGAAGAAGAAAAGATCTTTTGGGAAAGTTTTGACGTATTTAAAGAGTACCTAACTAAACGTACTAATGTAACAGTACTACAGAATCCTGGTGTTGAAGCAGATGATTTAATTGCACGTTGGATTGATTTACACCCTAACGATAGACATGTAATTGTATCTAGTGACAAAGACTTTGAACAATTGATTGCTTCTAATGTTGATTTGTACAATGGTATAACTGGTATTAAGACTACTATTGATGGCTACTTTGATGATAAAGGCAAACCAGTTAAGGACAAGAAAACAAAAGAAGTAAAAGCGGCTCCTAATCCAGACTTTATGTTATTTGAAAAATGTATGAGAGGCGATGTGTCTGATAATATTTTTAGTGCATATCCTGGTGTTCGTACTAAAGGTACTAAGAATAAAGTAGGTCTACAAGAGGCATTTGCAGACAGAGATAACAAAGGGTTTATGTGGAATAATCTAATGCTACAACGTTGGACTGATCACGAAGGCGTAGAACATTTAGTTAGAGATGATTATGAACGTAATGTTAGCATTATAGATCTACATGCACAACCTGAAGATATTATTAAAGAACTAGATTCTACTATTGGAGAAGCAGTACAAGTGCCTAAGAAACAAGGTGTTGGTATACATTTTATGAAGTTCTGTGGTAAACACGATATGCAAAAGGCTGTAGATCAAGCACAACATCATTCTGAATGGTTAAGTTCCGTATATGGGTAGGTTAAAAGTATACTTAACGGTATTTTGATGATAAATACAGTTGAAGGAATAAATTTATGAGCAGACCTAAACCTACAGTAATATTAACACATACAGATCAAACAACATATAAGTCAGAAGAGGTACTTAGTGCCGATGCAATATATGCTGTCTTTCACAAAGACAAGCCTATTAATCTTCGTACTTTAAACTCGCTTGTATCTTATCCTGGACCTAAATATAAGAAAGTATCCTTTTCTAATCCAGGACATGCATTTAACTTGTCAGATCGATTAAACAAATTATTTAGAACAAACGATTTTTCTGTTGTTGAATTAAAAAACGGCAGAAAGATTGTTGAGCATGGATCTAGCAAATAAACTAGTTAAATATTACATAGACAAAAATCCGAGACAAGGTATGTGGGAAACCACAGAAGTTACTCCTTATAGTATGTTTAAAAACTATACTGAAGGTAAGGAGAAAGGTCTAAGACTTACTAGCTTTGGTTGGAGTCTTATGCGGAAAGATTGGACTCATTACTCTCATCAATTACCAACTGGATTTCGTTTAAATGCTGGACACTTAATAGGATTGCAAAATCATTGCGATTGGCCTTACTATATAGGTGCAGGGTATTTGAGACTATTTGGAGAGGCGGATAACATAGAAGTACGGCTCGTAAACAACGATATTATGCTATGGCTTAATAGTTTAAGCACGTTAGGCCAAGGTAAATTTTAAATAAATACATACATGAAAGACTGGAACCCCTATATTAAGGCCGGTTGGGAATTGGTTACAGAAGCAACTTCGGTTACTCCTATATACCTAGATCCAGAAATTGAACATTTCCTAGTTTTCACAATCGCAAGAACAATCGAACGTAATGACATAGGTAGCGAATCTGTTGCTATTAAAATACTAGAAGCACGTTCTATTCCTAGAGGTAGATCCAGACAACCAATTCTCCGAGCTATTGGTGAAGAATGTTTGTTTATAGATGCATGGGATATTAAAAAACGTAAATGGCCTAGTATGACATACTATAGTCAAATGGGTCAAATTGCTTTTATGCAGTCTTCTTTGTCTACTAGACCAAACAACGAACTATTAGAAAAGGCTAGTAATAGTTTTACTATGCTTTCTAAGGTACTTAAATCAGTTCGTGACCTAGCAAAATTCTAGTCCTAACTTCGGTAACTTCTCCCGTATACAGTAAATATAGGTGTTACGGTATAGAGCCGTAACTAAATATTTTTAGGAGATTAAAATGATTGACCCAAGAATAGAAATATATGACATGATTTGGGATATTAGCAACAAGTTAAATGAGCTAACAATGAAGTTGTCAGAAATACCACATGAAATCGAAGAGTACGAAATGAACTTCCACGGACCATGTGAGGGTGATTATATGCACCCAGACACACCAACACACGCCAAGCCAGACGGTTTTGGTGAAGATGCTTATTGGGACGCCCCAATGCAAGTTTGGATGGAACCATCACAATGGGAGTGGGACGAGCATGATATGTTCGGAAATGCCGCTACAGACTATTGTTATGATTGCGATGCTGAAGAATGGATGTATTCAGATGAGCCAGATTGGTCTAATGAGTACACATGGGAAATGGATTACGGTATGGAGTACGATAGTATCTCCGGTGATGACATGCCTCCAATGCAAGAAGGAATGGATGGTCCAATGGATGCAAACATTGACGCACCAGCAGTTGAAGCAACAATGATGCCTGAGGAAACTCAAGGTAGCACTCCAGGTACAGAAGGAAAAGAGTAGTAACAAGTCCGCTTTTATAAAGGGGCTTTTTTTATATCTCCTAAGTTTTGGCGAGTTATTAAACCCGTATACTACAATGTATACGGGTTTTTTCGTGACTAAGTTATTGTAATCATTGAAGAATAAAAAAAATAAAAAAAGAACCAGAAAAAGGTTGACCTTTTAGGACCTGTGTGTTATATTATATACATAATGCAGTTGCGAATGGCGTAATTGGTTATTAAATTAAAGGAGATTAAAGTGTCAGATATCGTTACTAATGAAGTTCTCGAAGCGGCAATTGAAGAAGTTGCCAAAGGTGAAACATTTAAATTTGTTGGTTTTGCTACCAGTAAAAAGGGTCGAGGTAAACTTCGTTTCTCAAATGACAAGAGGCGTACACGAACTTTGGTCCGTAATGGTTTTACTGACGTTAAGTTTATTGAACTTCCTTATGCAATGAACAAAGAAGAAATTCTTGCTAGTTCATTTGTTGATATGGTTACCCCTGTAGTTGTAATTGAAAATATTTCAGAAAATATGCAAAAAGAGGTTGACCTTTCTGCATAAGGTGTGTATAGTAGTAACATAATTAAAATTAACCCATATAAGGAGCCACATAATGGGACAAGCAGAAACTAAAGTAAATGAGCCAAACACTCTAAAAATTAGCGAGTGTAAGCCAATTATCCGTAAAGCAGTTAACAAGAAACGTCCTGTGTTTATTTGGGGACCTCCAGGTTCTGGTAAATCGGATATGGTTGATCAAGTTGCAAATGAATTTGATAACAGTCTTGTTATTGATATGAGAATGGCACTTATGGACCCTACAGATATTAAAGGTGTTCCATATTACTCCGCTAACGATAATACTATGAAATGGGCACCTCCAGCAGAATTGCCTAATGCAGAAACTGCTAAAGAATATGAAATTATTTTTCTTTTCTTAGACGAGCTTAATAGTGCTCCTCCAGCAGTACAAGCCGCGGCTTATCAATTGGTGCTTAATCGTAAAGTTGGATCTTATCACTTGCCAGATAATGTTGTAATTATTGCCGCAGGTAATAGACTTGGTGATAAAGGTGTTACTTATAGGATGCCTAGTCCATTAGCAAATAGATTCTTGCATATTGAGTTGAGAGTTGACTTTGATGACTGGGAGATGTGGGCAATTGATAATGCTATTCATCCTCAGGTTGTTGGTTACTTGAAACAGTTTAAAGGTGATCTTTTTAACTTTGATCCTACAATGCACGACAGAGCTTTTGCTACTCCTCGTACCTGGGCTTTTGTATCAGATATGATTGACGACGATATGTCAGAAAGTGCTAATACTGATATGGTATCAGGTCTTGTAAGCGAAGGCATTGCAATTAAATTTATGTCTCACCGTAAGCATGCCGCAGATCTTCCAGATCCAGCAGATGTACTTAGTGGTAAGGTTACCAAGTTTGATTCTAAAGAAGTATCGGCTACATATGCATTGGTTGTTTCATTGTGTTACGAACTTAGAACAAAGTATCAAGATGCTAAACGTTCTGGCAAAAATGAGGACTTTAATAAGGCCGCTGATAATTGGTTAGGCTTTTGTATGGAAAACTTTGAACCCGAAATGGTTATCATGGGTGCTCATACTGTTCTTAAAAATTATAAGGTGATTTTTGATCGTAAGAAAATGACAAACTTCCCGGAATTCTTTAAACGTTATGCAAACTTGCTAACAGATGACTAAAAGAATTCGAGACTGGGCTATAAGCGATAAGTTATATGGCCCAGATGCTCGAACAATATGGCAGGACCAGCCTCCTCAATCTTCGGAAGT